TGGACGGGATCAAAGGTGCGGGTTTAAAAACAGTGGCCAAGAAGTTTAATTTTCTTTCTGAAGAAAAATCTTACACACTTGATGATCTGTTCAGTCATTGCAAACGCGATGACACCGGGCTTAAATTATATAAAAATATTTTATCTGAAAAAAAGAAAGTGGAATTAAATTATAAATTAATGCAGCTTTATTCTCCCCACATTTCAGTCAAAAGTTCGCAACATATTAAAACTACTATTGAAAAATTTAAACCTTTATTTAATAGAACTGAGGTGGTAAAAATGATGACACTTGATGGCATTAATGAATTCAATTGGAACTCACTTTTTCAGAAATTTAGATCGATTGTTGATGAAGATCGAGACTAATTACACTGTCCACAACAAATGACTTGACAAAATGTTTTGATTGGTATATGATCTAATACAAATTAAAACTTATGAGGTAATAATGACCGCAAATGATACCGTTTCTTTCTCTAAATATGGCAAAACTTTTCAAGAAAAACTTGTATTTCTTATTCTTGATGATAGGGTTTTTGCTGACCGTATGCTAGAAGTTCTTAACGTAGAATTTTTAGAATTTAAATATCTTCAGACGTTTGTTGAAAAGATTTTTCACCACAAGACAAAATATAAAGAACAACCTTCTCATGAGACAATGAAGACTATTGTTAAGTCTCAGCTTGAGGATGTGAACGAAGCATTACAAAAACAAATTCGTGATTATTATGCACGAGTTTTAACTAATGTTAATATTTTAGAATCTGGCCAATACATTAAAGATACAGCCCTTGACTTTTGTCGAAAGCAAAAACTGCGAGAAGCGATGATGAAATCCACTTCACTGCTTAAAAAATGTTCATTTGATGAGATTTCTGTGCTTATTAATGAGGCATTGAAGGCTGGCGCAGACGCAGATTTTGGGTACGATTATATTAAAGATTTTGAAAAAAGATTTGAGTTCTCTGGTCGTGATACGATCACAACCGGGTGGGAAAATATGGATAAAATCACTGGTGGCGGTTGCGGACGCAAAGAACTTGGAGTAGTGATCGCACCAACTGGCGTTGGTAAATCTATGGTGCTTGTTCATCTTGGGGCAACCGCTTTAAAAGCAGGAATGACAGTTGTGCATTATACTCTTGAATTGCGTGATACAGTAATTGCAAACCGATATGATTCATGTATTACTGGAATTCCATTAGATGAATTAATGGATCGCAAGACAGAAATTAGAGACTTCTTGAAAGACATTGATGGGACTCTCATTGTTAAGGAATATCCCACCAAAACTGCAACAACGAACACAATTCGAGCACATTTAGAAAAATTAAAGCAACAGGGAATAATTCCAGACATGATTATTGTGGATTATGCTGACCTTCTTCGTACTCTATCAACACGTCGCGAGAAACGAGAAGAACTTGAATCAATTTATGAAGAATTGAGAGCAATTATGATGGAAAATAATGTTGTTGGTTGGACAGCATCCCAAACCAATCGCACAGGATTGCAAGCAGAAATTATTACAATGCAATCAATTTCAGAAGCATTTAATAAGTGTTTTATTGCTGATCTTATTTTTTCAGTTTCAAGAACGACAGAAGATAAACAAAAAAACGGTGGTCGCATTTACATAGCCAAGAATAGAAATGGCCAAGACGGATTAGTGTTCTCTATCTTTATGGACACGGCGAATATTGATATTAAAATATTGGATAGGTATGATCCCAGCGACACACTGACTCCAGCTCTTTCAACGGAAGAAAAACAAAAATTTATGCTGGAAAAATATAAAAAATTTGTTCAAGGGGTGAGTATGTAATGCAATTATCGAGTAAGATCTTATCAGATATTACAGTATTTATGAAATATGCCAAGTATCAAAAAGACTTGGGAAGGCGGGAAAGTTGGGAAGAATTAGTAACGCGAAATAAGGATATGCATATTAAGAAATATCCCTATATGAAAGAAGAAATAGAGAAGGCTTATAAATTTGTTTATGATAAAAAGATTTTACCGTCGATGCGCTCATTACAGTTCGGGGGAAAACCTATTGAGATTAGCCCAAATCGTGTCTATAATTGCGGGTACTTGCCTGTTGATGACTGGCGAGCTTTTAATGAAATCCTGTTTCTTCTATTAGGTGGAACCGGCATTGGATTTTCAGTTCAAAAACATCATGTAGAGAAATTACCAGAGATAAGAAAGCCTCGCATGGATCGCAAGCGCCGATTTTTAATTGGTGATAGCATTGAGGGTTGGGCCGACGCAATTAAGGTTTTAATGAGGTCTTATTTTGAAGGAACTCCAAATATAGATTTTGATTTTTCTGATATTCGATCCAAAGGAGCTAAACTAGTTACATCAGGTGGCAAAGCGCCTGGACCGGAGCCCTTAAAGATATGTATTCGTATGATAAAATCTATTTTAAACGAGAAGAATGATGGGGATCAGCTACAACCTATTGAGGTACATGATATTGTTTGTCATATTGCTGATGCCGTTCTCGCTGGTGGGATTCGCCGTGCTGCACTTATTTCGCTATTTTCGGCAGATGATCAAGAAATGATCTCTTGTAAAGCTGGCAAATGGTGGGAGAAAAACCCACAACGAGCCCGAGCAAACAATAGTGCAGTTTTAGTGCGCCATAGAGCAGAAAAAGAATTCTTTATGGAATTATGGGAACGTATTCAACACTCAAAATCAGGTGAGCCAGGAATATATTTTACGCATGATAAAGATTGGGGAACGAACCCTTGTTGTGAGATTGGCCTTAGACCATTTCAATTTTGTAATCTTTGTGAAGTAAACGTTTCCAACATTGAATCTCAAGAAGATTTAAATGATCGTGTTCGCGCAGCTGCATTAATTGGAACACTTCAAGCAACTTATACAGATTTCCACTATTTAAGGGCTGTTTGGCAGCGCACAACAGAGAAGGAAGCACTTCTTGGCATTGGATTGACGGGTATTGCTTCAGGTTTTGCCCAAAATATGGACATGAAAGCAGCAGCCAAAATTGCTAAAGAAGAAAATGCTCGTGCAGCAATTCTGCTTGGCATTAATGCGGCTGCTCGCGTTACAACCATCAAACCCAGCGGCACATCGTCATTGGTGCTTGGTTGCTCAAGTGGAATTCATGCATGGCATAATGATTATTATATTCGACGTGTTAGAGTAGGAAAAAACGAAGATATTTATCATTATCTTTCTATCAATCACCCAGAACTTGTCGAAGACGAATTCTTTCGCCCACATGACACAGCAGTTATTTCTGTACCACAAAAAGCACCAGAAGATGCTGTCTTGCGGTATGAAACGGCAATGGATCTGTTAGAAAGAGTAAAATGGTTTTCTCAAAACTGGATTCGGAACGGTCATAAACGCGGAAATAATACACACAATATTTCAGCAACCATTTCTATTAAAGAAGACGAATGGGATGAAGTTGGCGAGTGGATGTGGGAAAACCGCAAGCATTATAACGGCTTGAGTGTTCTCCCCTATAAAGGCGGAACATATAAGCAAGCACCCTTTGAAGATTGTGATGAATTAACCTATAAAAGAATGATGGATTCTTTAGAAGATATTGATTTAACTAAGATTATAGAAAGTGATGATAACACTAATTTGGCAGGAGAAGTTGCTTGTGCCGGTGGAGCATGTGAGGTGAAATATGTGTAAATTCAAACCGTTTAATAAACATCTGTTGGTCCAAAAAATTGCGGAGAAGAAAATTCCAGATTTGAGCCCTGTCTTGATTCCTGAAGATGCTCAAATTGGCGAACAACAACGATATGATCGTGTTAAATTTGTTTGTGCTGCATCCGATTGTGAACAATTTTTAAAAGATTTAAACCCTGATCAAGCTGCTTGGGCAACCCAAAGAGGAACAATGGACGATGTATTTACAATGTCTGCACGAAATAATGGCCAAGTAAGTCTTGTGGTGGATCAATCAATGGTAGAAGAAATAAAAATAGATGATGAAAAATTCCATATCGTTCACCAAAACTATATTGTCGGAGTTATTGATGAATAGGAGAAAATTATGAAAATAAAAGATTTGCAAGTGATGATTAAGGAAGCTATGGATGACAATTCTATTTTACTGGCAAAGCCAGAACTTTTAACCGAAGCAAATGTTAATAGGGTTAAACGTAGAATTGAGGAGGAAGGTGTTCCCTTTGCGATGCTTACGGCTTTCCGAGGGGATTATGGTACTGAAGAAAACCAGGATCGTAATAGAGAACTAAAAATGTCTCTAGACGAAGCTGGACTTCCGTATATTCAAATGCCCGGAAGCGGCTATAAAGAAGGCGGAGAAGAAGGTGAAGTTATTGTAGAAGATTCCGTTTTAATATGGGATGATTCCCGTGGAGACAAATTTCGCACTGCTGAAAAACTTTTTGATGTGTCAAGGGGCCTTGCAAACGAATTTGAGCAAGATTCTTTTATTTATGGTGGCCCTCGACCCGGTAAAGAAGATTCTGATTATGGTATTCATTTATATACCAATAATGGTGATATTATGGATGAAGTTTGGGCTGGAGGTCCTGAAGGCTACGATGAATTAGTCGTAGTGGATGATGCTGCTGAATATTGGAGCAAAATAGCGGGCCGAAAAACTCAATTTAAAGAAATACTTAATAAATGGAAGAATTTTAAAGCAAAATCACGTCTTGAGGCGATGAAAAAACAATATTATATAAAGCTGGCCGAGAGAAAAATAAAGGGATAGGTATGGAAAAAAACGACATATATGAATTTGTAACGATTTGCGATGCATTTGTAAGATCTACTTTGGAATTACGCAATGCCGCTGCACTATGTGATAATGATCCTGTTAAACAGGAGATGATTGCTTTTGTTGTTCCAGACTTTCATAAAATGTACGCTCGCAGCGAAGGAATTAAAGTTATTTTGGAGAAGCAAGATTTTTCAGAAAACAAAAGTTTTATCCTTCAAGAAATGCGCAGTGTAACTAAAGAAAATCAAGAAATAACAAAAAAAATAAAGGATAAGCTGGGTTGTTTGAACTAGAGTTACCAGCTAGATTAATACTCTCTTGTATTTGTTGGGTAATTGCAGGTGAAATTATTATCCGAAATTGAATCACACAGCAAATTAAGAGATATCCATATTGAATATGATAAAGTTGTTATAGGTTCTTCATTAGAAGCTTTGGTATATTGTTATTTAAATAATATTCCATTTGTATGTTCTCAACTCAGTTCACCGTTTCGATTCGAATATTTTAATTGGGATGATGATTTATCCATCTTCGGGGTTAAAAATATTTCCCACTCAGTAAAATCAAATTTGGGTGAAACCACCCGTGGGATTGATAAGCTGTGGTTGTGGGAAAGATTATTTTTTTATCTTTCCGTTGCTGGTCTTTGTCCGCTTTCAGATAAAGCCATTTCTTTAAGAATATCTGACAATATTATAAAAGCTACCACCCCAAAAGCACGAATGGCAAAAATTCATTTCAATGAGTTAATTGTTTTTGACGATACAAGTGTTTTGGGTCTTGGCGTTCCTGAAATTAAAGATAAAATATATACAGTTTATGATTGGTTTGATGTGCGTAGTGGAATGAAACACGAATATGATCGATTAGAAGACAACATAAGTTTTGTTAATCATATACTTTTTTATCCATCTGATAGAGTGGCAGGAGAACATAACTTTAAAGATGCTGTTGCTGTATCCTATTTAAGAAAGGAATCTCTTGATGTTTTTGAATATTCAGATATAAACGCTCGCTTCAAGACACTCTATATGATGAAAGAAGCCGGGATTCGGGGTGCAAGAAATGGCCGTGATATGAAGAACAAAGCCAAATTTAAATATTATTCTGTTAAGATTGAAAATATTAAAAGAGATATTGTTGAGCCACCGAAGATTTATGAATCATGTGGTGATACTACTTTTAATTATGATTCATTTAATGATATAATAGATAAAAACCCACTTCAAGATTCCTATGTCTCAAAACTCATTAAACGAATTCGTCGATCTTAATTCTTTTCATTTGGCGGGAATTATTCCCGTTGCTGGCCAACCATTGGATTTTGAATTTCCTTGGCATGATTGCATGACCCCAATTGCCCCAAATTATTTAGCAATTGAAAGGGCCGTTCTTGAATGTGCAACAGCAGGTTGTGAAACTATTTGGATTGTTTGTCCCTCGGATATGCAGCCATTATTAAAATATCGTTTGGGAGAAATGGTTCAAGATCCAGTTTGGATTAGCCGGAAGTTTGACGTTTTTCCATCCGAATCAAGAAAACAGATCCCCATCTATTATGTGGAAACACATCCACGAGATCAAAATCAGAGAGATTCATTGCCATGGAGTATATTATATGGAGCCAAAGTGGCG